TAAACCATCAGCTGCAGCTGAAGAAGCGGAAGTAAAAGACGACAAAGAAATCGTTGCTGAAACTGCTCCTGAAGTAGATATTGACCTTTCTAGCGATGTTAAAGCATTAGTTTCTGCGGATGCAGATTTGAGCGATGAGTTCAAAGAAAAAGCTGCAACCATTTTTGAAACTGCTGTGAAAACACGCATTAAAGAACAAGAGGCTAAACTTAAAATCCAGTATGATGAAAAGCTTTCAAAAGAATCTGAAACAATTAAAGGAGCAATGGCTGAAAAGGTTGATGCTTATTTAAATTATGTTGTTGAAGAATGGATGAAAGAAAATGAATTGGCAGTTGAAAGAGGTATTCGTACCGAAATTGCTGAGGACTTTATTACTGGTCTAAAAACTCTATTCAAAGAACATTATATTGATGTTCCTGAAGAAAAGTATAATGTATTAGATGATTTAACAAATGAAAAAGACAAACTTGAAGATAAACTTAATGAAAAAATTAAAGAAAATGTTGAGTTGAATAAGCAAGTTGGTGAGTTCACTAGAGATAAAATTATCGGTGAAGTTGGAAGCGATTTAGCTGATACTGAATTAGAAAAATTTACTTCTATGGCTGCAAATGTTGAATACGATAATGCAGATAAATTTAAAGAGAAATTAGAAACTGTTAAAGAATCTTATTTCCCTAAAACGAAACAAGAAACAGCTTCACCGAAAGACGAAGTTGATTCTGTGGCGGCAAATTCTCCAGAATACTCTGGTGAAAGAAGCGATGCTATGGCTGCATATACGGCCGCTATTTCAAAAAACCTTAAAGCTGTAAAGTTATAAGGGTGATGTTATTATAAAAATATTAATTAATTAATAGGAGAGATAAAAAATGTATCTTACTGAAAATTTACAAGAAAAGTGGCAGCCAGTCCTAGAACATCCAGATTTGCCAAAAATCGAGGATTCTTACAAACGAGCTGTTACTACAGTTATCCTAGAAAACCAAGAGAAAGCAGTTAGGGAAGATGCTAGTTTCCTTTCAGAAGCTGCTCCTGGTAACTTTAGTGGTACTATGCCTGATACAGGTGGAGTTGCTAAATGGGATCCTGTTTTAATTTCGCTAGTTAGACGAGCTATGCCTAACTTGATTGCTTATGATATCTGTGGCGTTCAACCAATGACTGGTCCAACAGGACTAATCTTTGCTATGAAGTCAAGATATGGTTCTCAAGCTGGTGCAGAAGCGTTGTTTAGCGAAGCTGATACTGACTTTGGTGCTAGGGATGCTGCTGGAGGTTCTGGTTCGCCAGATGCTCATGTAGCTTCAAACCCTGCCATTCTAAATGATGATCCATCTGCTGGTACTTATACTACTGGTTCTGGATTTACTACAACTCAAGCAGAAACATTAGGTGACGGAACAGATGAGTTCGCTGAAATGGCTTTCTCAATTGATAAAGTTACTGTTACTGCTAAGTCAAGAGCTCTTAAAGCTGAATATACTATGGAACTTGCTCAAGATTTAAAAGCAATCCATGGTCTAGACGCTGAAACAGAATTGGCTAACATCTTGTCAAGTGAAATTCTTGCAGAAATCAACCGTGAAGTAGTTAGAACTATTTACTCACACGCTAAAAAAGGCGCTGAAGTAAATACAACTACTGCAGGTATCTTTGATTTAGATACTGACTCAAATGGTCGTTGGTCTGTTGAGAAATTCAAAGGACTTCTTTTCCAATTGGAAAGAGATGCTAATGCGGTTGGGCAATTAACTCGTAGAGGAAAAGGTAATGTAATTATCTGCTCTGCTGATGTTGCTTCTGCCCTTGCTATGTCTGGCGTACTTGATTACGCTCCAGCACTTTCAACTAACTTAAATGTTGATGACACAGGCAATACTTTTGCAGGTGTTCTTAACGGCAAATTTAAGGTTTATGTTGATCCATATGCTGCAAACATAGACGCTAAACAATTCTATGTTGTTGGCTATAAAGGAACAAGTCCATACGACGCTGGACTATTCTATTGCCCATATGTTCCACTACAAATGGTGAGAGCAGTTGGTCAGAATAGTTTCCAACCAAAAATCGGATTTAAAACTCGATATGGTATGGTTCAAAATCCTTACGCAACTTCAGCTGGTGCTGGTGCATTAGATAATTCTGGTGCAGTTGGTGCTACACATTTAAACTTATATTACAGACGAGTTAAAGTTACTAACTTAATGTAATTGAGTCTAGAAATAGAAAGAAATTTAGGGGGACTTTGTCCCCCTTTTTTTTGCTTTAAAGTATTATAAATAGTAATATGACAACAACAAAAGCAGTAGATAGGTCGCCTGATAAATTGGACTATGCAAGTCCGGTACAGTTTAAGTTTACTTGTGCGAAGTTACCTTTGATAGAGTTTTTTTGCCAGACAGCAAACATTCCTGGCATTACTTTAGGTGAAGCAACACAAGAAACAGGTCTGGTAGATATTCCTATACCTGGTGATAAGATTACATATCAAGGTTTAAATATTTCGTTTCTTGTGGATGAGAATTTAAATAACTATAAAGAATTGCACGATTGGATGACTGGTTTAGGATTTCCTGAAAAACATCAGCAGTTTACAGATTTATTAGCAACAGGACACGATAGATTTCCTACATCAAAGGTAGGAACAGCAACTCCTAGTAAGGATTCTGGTTCAAAATATATAACTGCACCACTTGATGCTGGTGCAACATATTCGGATGCAACTTTAACTGTTTTAAATAGTAAGAATATTGCAAAAACAGAAATACGGTTTCGAGATATCTACCCAACATCACTTGGTGCATTGTCGTATAATGTAAAAGCAAGTGATGTAGATTATTTAGCTGTTGATGCTGGTTTTGCTTATACACTTTATAGTATAGTCCAGATTAGTACAACCTAATTTCCTTGACTTTCTTACTGTTTTTTGATATAATGGTAGATTATGACATTAGAAGAATTACAACAATTGGTGAATAAAGATTTGAAACTTGATGATACGGAACTTGATTCTGAATCAGCAAGAATACCTTTACTCCATAACAAATATCTCCAACATTTTAATAAGTTTAGCCTATTGTTGAAGAAAGCGCAACAAGACTATAGTGGATTAACTCGGGAGAAGTGGGAATATTATACTGGTAAAGCCGATGAATCTGTCTATAGAGAAAAGCCATTTGATTTGAAAGTCCTTAAATCTGATGTACACATTTATATAGATTCAGATGAAGATATACAAAAGGCAGACCAGAAAGTTGCTTATTTAAATACTGTTGTTAAATATTTAGAACAGATATTAAGAGGTTTAAACAATCGAACATTCTTAATTAAGAATATGATAGAGTGGAAGAAGTTTACGAGTGGTGCAATATAGTGGATCATCAAAAGTTATTCTCTACTCACTTGTTTCTTTATGATGATTATTATAAAGATTCTAGAAGTGAAATGAAAAAATATATTTCAGATTTATGGGCAAACAGAAAATATGATGAAAACTGGCAAACTAAATCAGCTGATTTGCATAAGAAAAAGGAATTTGAGTCTTTTGTTAAACAACTTATTCAAACAAATAAAGTAATACTTAACACTTTAAAGTATGATATAGAAGATATTGTTATAACTGATATGTGGGCTAATGTAATAAAATTTGGTGAAGCTCATAGACCACATACACATTCTAATAATTTTTTAAGTGGTGTTTGGTACTTACAATCAGATGGTAATGCTGGTATTGTTTTTTGTGATCCAAGACCAGCGTCAAAGGTAATAGTTCCAAGAAAGAAAGAAAATATATTAGACAATGCGGATATTGTTCAGTATGCTTCTAGGACAAACAGAGCAATAATGTTTCCATCGTGGTTGGTGCATTATGTTCCAATCAATAAATCAAAGAATAATCGTATAAGTATTTCCTGGAATATACAATTGAAGGGACAATTAGGAGAACACCATGAATTTCAATCAGCAAATTACTGATTATATCTATTATTATCCAAATATAATGGATAGTAAAATGTGTAATAATATTATAAACTATTTTGATAAGTCTGCAAGATGGAAACAATCTACATTTTCAAATGCATATAGAAATACAGGAACTTCAAAAGTTGCAATGGATGAATATTGGATTGGTCCGCCTGATTCATATTATCAAGATTTAAAAATTGTGTTTAGCAAAGCAGTTTCTGATTATATTATTTCTAGTCCAACTATTCAATCTCACGACTTTACTGATTTCAGGTTAAATCGTTACTCTGTTGGTGGGTTTATGAAAACCCATGTGGATAGTATACATCATAGCCATGGTCAGAAACAAGGTTATCCTCACCTCACATCTTTAATATTTTTAAATGATAATTATGACGGTGGTGAATTTGTGTTATGTAACGAGCCCTTGAAAAAAGAACAAGGATCTGCTGTAGTTTTTCCTTCTAACTTTATGTTTCCACATCAAGTTAAAGAAGTTACAAAAGGAAAAAGATATAGTGTAATGGTATGGATACTTTAATCATTGAAAAGAAAGATGATGTTTACCTTACGGTAGATTGTGATCCAAATATCCAAAGAGAAATTTCAGAATTTTTTACCTTCTATGTTCCTGGTTATAAGTTTATGCCAGCGTTCCGAACAAGAATGTGGGACGGAAAGATACGATTATATTCCCAAAAATTTAAAGAGATATATTTTGGACTCTATCCATATATTAAAGCATTTGCGGAAGAACGAGGCTATCATATTGTTTGTGGCAAGAATGTTGATATAGATAATAAGGTTAATAGAGAAGTAGTTAAAAAGTTTTCCAATAGTTTAGGTCAAAAATTTGAAGCAAGAGATTATCAAATAGACGCTATCTATCATAGTTTAAAATATAATCGAGCATTGTTATTGAGTCCAACTGCAAGTGGTAAGTCATTTATTATCTATGCTCTTATTCGATACTACACACATTTATTAAAAGATGAACCAAACAATAGGTGTTTGTTAATTGTTCCGACCACATCATTGGTCGAACAAATGTATACTGATTTCAAATCATATGGATGGAATGTAGATAAGAATTGCCATAGATTGTATAGTGGATATTCCAATATAACAAATAAGAAAGTTCTCATATCTACTTGGCAAAGTTTGTACCGATTAAAAACAGATTACTTTCAGCAGTTTGGTATTGTCTTTGGTGACGAAGCACATTTGTTTAAGTCAAAATCATTAACTACAATAATGACAAA